CTTCACCGTGCTCATAGGCCGGATCCGCGGCGCGTTCAAAAGCGCTCTTCAGGTTGCCCTTGAAGGCGGTCTTGTTCACGCGGCTCAGGATCTCGTCGTTCTCCCATGCCGTCTTGATGATGGGATCCACCAGCGTCGGAACAGGTACCTGGCCGCCGGCAGCCGCGTTTTCGCTCAGCAGGGCGCGGCATTCACGCGGGTCTTCGCTCATCAGGTATCTGGCGAACGCTTCCACGTATTCTTTGCTGCCGCGGATCTCGTCCACGGTCTTCGCGGCCGTTTCAGCCTTACGGGTCTCGCCGATCACGATGCCGGCAGCGCCGCTGGCGATGGCCTTCCGGGTTTCCTCTGCCTTCGCGGCGGTGTCACGGATCTGCTGTGCATTTGCGCGCAGCTCGTCCATTTCGTTCTTCAGGGCGTCCAGGTCCGCGCCCTCCTGCTCCATCTCCTGAAGGATGGCAGCCTTACGGGTTTCAATTTCCTGCATGGTCTTGTACTTCATGGTTTTTCCCTCCGTTAAATTGTTTTTGCCATAATGGTGATCTGGTTCTTTTTCCGCTTACGTGCCTCAATGGCAAGGCGCTCCTCCTTAACCTCCGCGATGACTCCCTCGCAAAGGTTCCGTGCGGATATGCTCGTCGCTTCGTTGGCTGGCATCGAAACGGCCGATACATCGTATTCCTTGACGACCTCCAGGATCGTCCTGTGAACGTCGACCCGCTTGTTTTCCTGGTCTTCGATCACTTCCCGCTTTTCCTTCCCGGCCCGGAATCCGTGGCTCATTTTTGTCAGATACCCTCCGCGGATCTCCTCCAGCAGTTTTCTGCCTTCCTCCGTTCCGCCCAGGTAGGCGCGGATCTTCAGTCCCTTCCCGTCCGGCTCGACGGTGAGCGTTTTATTGCTTCCCCTCGCGTACACCCGGCCCTCATGGTTCAGCTGCATAATGATGTCGCTCAGGTCGCACTGATCGAACGCATGCGGGTCGAACTTTTCAAACATGCGGTAATCACCATCGTCCCACAGCAGATACTCGTCCCAGGTGGTCGCGTAACCTTCAACCACGTCCGTCCCGTCGTCCAGCTTCCGAAACTCGATATTTTTCAGGTCGATGTCCCTGTATTCTCTTTCGTTTACCTTAGCCGGCATTGTCATTCCCTCCATCCTTTGCTCCGCTTTTTCCTTCCGGCGGATTCGTCACGTCGTAATATTCACCCCGCGCCGGGATCTGGTTTCCGATCTCCTCCGGCAGCGGCTCCAGGTTCAGGATCTCCCGCAGTTCGTTCCGCGTTGCAAGGCCCCGGTCCCCCAGCTGCGTCACCGCGTTCAGCTTGTCCGCGTTGCTCATGTACTGCAGGCGGTTCGATGTAAAAAACATCTGGTTTTCATACGCGGACCGCTCCCGCAGCGAGTAGAGCATTCCGCTCCCTGCCTCACCCAGCTGTATCGCGAACCAATCGACGAAAGACTCATAAAACGCGAGGAATTTATCGCCGAAGGCCGCGCTCTGCAGGATGTCCTCATTCACGCAGAAATAATCAAACACGTTGCTTTTGATGTGTTCCTGCTGTTCTTTGTCCACGGTGTAGCCGCCTGGCTTCATCTCGTGGATGTCCTCGTAGGTGTTCGGGAAGATTAGCACGCCCCCGGCGGTCTTCTTGTTGCCGAATGTGAACTTGTTGAAGCGCTGCATCTCCTCGCCGATGTCCTCATCGCTGGCCCAGTTGTCGCTCTTTGCCCAGAATCTGTAACTGTTGCCGTTTTTGATTCCTTCGGTGATTCCCTGCCGCTGCATCGTGATCAGGTCCAGCACCGGCTTCAGCGCTTCATTGTTCTCGCCGAACAGCTCGCTTTTGTACTGGAACCGCGTCAGGATTCCGACCTCCGCCAGGCGCTCCGCTCTCCGTTTGTTGTTGCTCAGCATGAAACGGATCCACGGCTCGCCCTCGTATTCCACCAGCTCCCAGCTTTCCGGAACAATGTTGATGATTCCAGTCGGATTTCCGTAATCGTCCCGCGTCTTCACCAGAAACACGTTATTCCGCACGCCCAGCACCGTCGCCGTCTGATACAGGAACTGGCTCCACTCCTGGAAGGCGTTTGGCTTGACCTTCATCCGGTTCTGCAGTTCCTTCTGCGCGCTGCCCCTGATGTTCGGCTTCAGCTTCGCGGCGTGGCGTCCCCATGCGTCCAGGCTCGCCCGGATCAGCTCGCTCTCATAGATGCATCCGCGCCAGGTCGTCCATGCCGGCGTATAGCCTTCCAGCATCCTGAAGATCTGCGCGTTCTTCAGTGCCGCCGGCTGCTCCCTTTTGCCGAAGATCTTTTCAAGCATTCCCATCTGTTTTCACCTTCTTGTTCTCGTTCATGAGGCGACGCCCCAGCTGATCCCATTTGAACTGTCGCATGGCCATCGCGTCCAGTATCGCCGCCATGCCGTCCACATGCGCGTTTTTGCTGATCTTCACCAGCTTCTTCCGCGGATGCGCGTTTTCCGTGTTGCTCTCCATCTGCTGGGCCGCGTCCGCCATGTGTATTTTCAGCAGGCCGTTGTCGTCCATGTCCCGGATCCGGCCTTCCCGCAGCATTCCCTCGAATATTTCTGACACGCCGGAAAGGTTGAACCCCTGCGTCACGCTGTCGGTTTTGAAATGTTTTCCTTCCAGCTTCTGCACAAATTCCTGTGAGCTCCATCTGTCGTATCCCACGATCAGCGGGTAGATCTTGTACTTTTTCACCAGGTCCATGAACCAGTGCAGCACGTCGTCATTGTTGATGAACTCCTCTCCGCTTAGGGAGAGAAATCCCTTTTTGATATAAATCTCATACGGGATCTGGTCCCGCTTTGTGGCCTCCTCCAGCCGCTTGTTCGGCAGCCAGAAATGAGAATGGACCCACAGCACCCCGTCGATCTCCGTCACGATACAGGAGCTCGTCAGGTCCACGCACTGGGACAAGTCCACGCCACCGACACAGTAATATCCGCGGATTTCTTCCAGGCTTTTGTGATGCCCGAACGCCTTGTTAATGTCCTCCGCCCGCAGCCAGCATGTGCTCATCGCCTGCTTCAGGTTTGCATATTTGACCTTGACCTCGATCTCTTTCGGGATCGATTCCTCCGCGGTCGCGATCTCTTTCCGGATAAATTCCTCGCTGACGCTGACGCCCAGCCCCGGCAGGCTTTTCCTCAGTTCGTTCAGGTCCTTCCATTTCTCCGGATCGTCGATCATGTAGATGATCGGCAGGATGTGCTGCTCCCGGCTGTTCCCCATCAGGAACGCCGTGGATCGCTTCATCAGCTCATCAAAAAGGCCCTCATTCTCGTATCCGCCGGAGCTGATCGCCATCCCCAGCGGTTCCTCCCGCGCGCCTGTACCGGATACCATGACCTCCCACTGGCGTATCCCGTTTCCGCCCGGCCAGCTGCTGACCTCGTCCGCACAGAAAAATTGCGGCGAATAACCATCGCTCTTTTTGCTGGTGAATGCCAGCTTTTTCACCATCGTGTTCGTTTCCTGGATCATCAGCCCGCGGTATTTTGTGCTCTTTGTGATGCTGTCCAGTTCCGGCTCCGCGTGCACGTTGAACTCCAGCGCGGAATAACAAAGGTCCGCCTGGTCCAGCTTTGGCGCGAGGAAATAGATCTCGCTGCCGTATTCCCCCGCCGCGTAGCTCATATATGTGGCGATGGCCGCCGCCAGCAACGTCTTCCCCTGCTTCCGGCCTACCACCCAGAACACCTCGCGGAATTGCCGCTTTCCGCTTTCGTCCACGATGCCGAATATCAGGCTGATGGCCGCCCGCTGCCACAGGCTCAGCGTGATCCTCCGCGGAGCCAGCGCGCCCTTGTAGTGATGGCAGTATCTCGCGATGAATCCCAGCGCGTTGTTCGCCAGGCGCTCGTCATACTTCCATCGTCCCTCCGCGATTCCGCGGATGATGACGTCGTACAGCTGCCGGATCCATTTTCCGACCACCACGCCGCCGGTCTGGATTTCCTCCCAGTACGCTGTGATCGCGTTCTCCGTCTTCACGCCCCGACCACCCCGCCGTTCATCAGTGAAGCCGGAAGGCGTCCAGATCCCGCGCGGCCTTCTCCACTCTCGCGCCTCGCTCTCCGATCATGTTCCCGATCGTCGTCAGGCACTTGTTCGCGCTTTCCACATGGCGCGGCAGTTCGCTCAGCAGCGGATGCGCCACCTCCACGGACCCGGTCTTGTACGTCTTTTCTACCGTCAGGCCGTCCTCCGCGATCTTGTCCCGCATCTGGTCGATCAGCGCGGCCTCCTCCGCGTAGATCCGGGCCGCCTCGATGAAATCCTGCTCTGTGTTGACCTGGTAGATCTTCCCGAAGGCGATCATTTTGCGGTAGAGCGCCGCCGGCGTCAGCTTTTCGCTTCCGCTCCGCGCTTTCGCCCTGGTTTTCGTCTTCTTTTTTGCCGTCTTCTTTTGGACCGTCCTGGCCTCTGCCGGCAGCTGGTCCGCAACTTCCACGACGGCGTTCACATCTGCTTCCTTCATCCGTGAATCCTCCGCCCATCTCCGCGGAAACCCCATCAAAAAAAGGCGCTTTTTCCGCACCTTTTCGGCCCTCCGCGGACCGGTTCTTTCATTGTCGCGCGCCCGTGGACGCGCGTCCCGCCCGACTTGGGCGCGCTTTTTTTACC